ATGCCTCGCACCGGCCGCCCGCCCGCCATCGGGCGATCGCCACGATCATGCGCCACACCGGACTACGGGCGGACACGTGAGCGGCGTACAGCGCGCTGTGCCTGGGCATCAGCCGGCCTGATCCGGTACCTGGCTGAGCGCGACCAGGGCCTTACGCCGGGATGTTGGGGCTCTTGTGATCAGCACGATGACGGGCCACCTCGATCGGACGATGCGCATTCGGCTGGTGCTGGCCAGCATGGGGAAGCGCTGGCGTAGCCGGCGCACCCGCCCGTCCCAGATGGCCAGCGCGTACCACCGCCGCGTCATCGGTCATCCCTCGTGGACTGTGCGCCGGCCCGAAAGCCGATGTAGCTACCGAGAACGCCGATGATCCCACCGAACGCAGCGACCATGACCTGCGTGGCGTTGTCACTCAGGCCGGGGCCAGCTGAGTGGATCGCATCCCAGAGCACAGCGACGGTGATCGCATTGACGGCGGTGGCGATGCCCACGGCCAGCGTCATGGCCACCCAGTCTTTACCGCGCATGTCACTCGCCCGCCTCGTCGGGGGCGGTGGCCAGCGCGGTCATCGCGTTCTTGAGTAGGACCCAGGCACCGTCACCGTAGAAGTGACGCACCTCGGTACGCCGATGTACCGGCGGGTTGAACGCGTAGGCGGTCACCTCGTAGTGGTTGGCCCGGTCCTCGATGACGGGGCCGAGGCGGCGGGCCACGAACCGTCCGATCTGGACGTCGTTGACCATGAGATCAAACCATAGGGCCACGTCTATCTCCGGTTCGAAAGGACGAGCACGACGGTCACGAGCGCGGCGATTGCGAGCCACTGGACCGATACCGTTACCCACATCGATCCCCCTCGGCGAATAGGTCCAGCTGCTTCGCGTCAGCCTCGGGCGCGGGCCATGGTGGCTCAGCCCAGGCCGGCGCGTGCCGGGCGCGGGGACGATGCTCAGCCCCGCACACCCGGCACCGAGGCTCCGGGCGGCGGGGCAACGTCGCGGTGAACAGCGCCAGCTGTACAGCGTCCACAAGCGACACGGTACGCGCATCGGCCGTACTGGATATCGAGGTAAGCGGTGCACCCGGGTAGCGCGCTGACCGGTGCATGGTGTGACTACCCGGGTGCACGTCTGGAAGCCCCGCCCGTCGGGGACGGGCGTCGACCCGACGGGCGGGGGGTGGGCCCGGATGGTGCACAGCAGCGGGAGCACCGCCCCGCGTTCCCAGCTGCGCTGGCATCCCCAACCCAGCTGTGCACCACCCGGACATCTACGGCCGTCCCCTCGTGCGTCGAGGCGGCGGCGGGTCAGCGGTCAAGAGTGAGTTGATGTCGACGCCCAGGATCGATGCGATCCGCAGCGCCGATGCCCAGCTGGGCTGACGGTAGTCAGTCTCGTAGGCGGTGATGGTGGTGTAGGCCAGATTGACCGCCTCGGCCAAGGCCTCCCGGCTACGGAAGCCGGCACGGATGCGAGCGGCGGCCAGAGCGCGCCCGTCAAAGCGCAGCTCTGACCGATCGGGTCGGGTCACATTCCCCCCAATGGCTGTACGTGGTCACCGTCGGTGTCGGTGTCCATCAGATCGACGACGCGCCGGATGTCGGCGGCCATCGAAATCAAGGCCAGCGATGCCCCCACCCGGGCGCGGGCGGCCAGCTGCACCGGGTCAGCATCGGCGGCCAAGATGGTCGCGTTGACCTTGCTGAATGCCTCGGCGCAGGCCAGCGCCAGCGCGAGCGGGTCGGGCGTGGTCATGGTCAGTGGCTCCCCTTGCAGCTGGCGACGACGGTGATCGGGCCACCGTTCACAGTGGACGTTTTGCAGCACAACTCATGCAGCGTCATGACCGCGTCCCAGCGGGTGCCGTCGGCAGCGAGCGCGTCCCAGGCCGCCTCGGCCCCGCCGGGGTCACCGTTGGCCAGGTACCCGACCATGCGGGCGAAGGTGGCCACCGGGCGCGGTTCGGCATCGATGGGCCGGGGCAGCCCGTCGGGGCCGAACACGCCGTATCGAACCTCTCCGTTGGTTTGGATGGCCATGACCCGCAGCGGGGTGGCCAGCCAAGCGGCGTAGACGAGCGCTACAGCGCGTGCGGTGTGCGGGGCCATCGTCACCATCCAGCGGGTGGTTGTTAGGGCCGCAGCGGGGCTCTTACGGTGCAATGCGGCCAGCCCCTTGGCCACCTCCACCACGGTGTTGACCACCGCCATCACTGCCCCGTCCACGACACGTACAGCGTTCGGCCGACCACCCGGGTGGCCACGCCGGGGAACGCCGCCCGCAGCGAGCGGGCGCGGTCCTGATAGGTCGGTGCCGACAGGCCCGGGGCGAAGGTGGCCAGCACCGCCCACCGCCCCGGGTTGTTCTTCAGCGCGTCGAGGTGGTCAGTCAGCGCCTCGGCCAGCTGGGCCACGTCGCGCTGCTTGGGGCTCACCCGGGCGGGCGGGTCGATGGTGGCCCACTCGAACTCGACCACCAGCGTGTCTGCCTCGGTGCGCGGGCGCGGGGGCCGAGGTGCGACCTTGGCCGGCGGCGGCGTGTCCACTGTGGACCGCTCGAGCTTTTCGATCTTGACAGGCTGGGCCGGCTGGCGGGTCAGCCGGTACATGCCTCGGGCGACGCGTTCCACTTCGCCGCCGTCGAGCATGTTGGCCAGGATGGTGGACACCAGCGATGAGGAGGCCAGCGGGTCATCCAGCGCGGCCACGATGGCCCCGACGCTGAAGTCGCCGGCCAGTGTGCGGGCGTAGTCACGGATCTTCGCGGATGTAGACATGGGGATGCCTTTCGGATCTTCGGCCGCCACCATCGGGGCCGGGGCTTGGGCGGGCGAGCGCGGGGCGTCTCGCAGGGATTCGAAACGATCAATGACGGTGACCACCATGGCGTCGTCCTCCACCACGGCGATCACGTCGCCTCGGGTGTAGGTGACCCGCCGCCCATCGCGGGTGGTGTACTCCGGGCGGGCGATGGCGGCGTGCACCTCCCACGGCGCGATGACGCGGGTGGCCATCCGCAGCCCAGCGTGCTCGCTGAACCGCAGCGCGGTGACCCAGCCGGGCACCTCGTCGGCATCGAGCGGCGGGGCCGCCGGGCGGCGCATCGGGTCGGCCGCCGCCCGCAGCGACGGCGCGTCCAACCACGCTGGCGGCCTGGGCGTCGGTGCCGGTGTGGGCCGCTCCGGGGCGTGCCGGGCCACGGTGCGCCGCTTGGGGTCGAACTCGACCCCGGCCCGACGCAGCTGGGCCAGCGCGATGGCGGCGGGCCCGCCGTTGTCGGGGCCGATCGAGAACGGCGGCGAGTCCGGCGGGTGGATCACGTAGACGCCGGGGCGACTGGACTTGGCGATCACTCGCCAACCCCATCCAGCGAGGGTGTCTGCGATCTTGTCGCAGCCACGACGGTCAAGGCTGGGCACTAGCAACCCCCTACTGTGGACAAAGCTGTGGATAGGGGTGTGCGTTGGCGCTCCCAGCTGCACGAACGCGGCTGTCCACAGCTGTGGATAACCATTAATTGATCTATCTTTTCGACGGGGACACACGCGTACGCACGCAGGGGTGCGCGTGAATCTCCCCCGACGAAGGAGGGGGAGATCGTGCGCGCGATAGATACTTGTCCACAACTACGCATTGCATCCCCTCCATATACATAGGCGCGTTGTAAACGCGTAGTGTTACAGCCGACTTCAGGGTGTAACAACGGACGAGTTGTGCGGCGTTCACACAACCGTGCATCGACGTATTCAGTTACCAGCGGGTAGGCGTCGGCGGCGGGCGGGCCCGGCTGTTGGTCATGTCGGCACCGCCCCGGTAGTTGCACGGCGCGCATTCGGCCCGCAGGTTGGACCAGCGATCGTCGCCCCCGTCACGGCGAGCGCGGATGTGCCCGACGGTGGTGGCGGGCCGCCCGCACAGCTGGCACCGCCAGCGGTCGCGATCCAGGATGGCTGCCCGGGTGCGCCGCCAGCGCGGCGTGCTGCCCGCAGCGGTCAGCGCCGAGATCACAGCACACCCCGCCGGGCTAGCTCGCGACCGATGACCGTACCGGCGTAGGTGGGCCACCACGGATGCCAGCGCACGACGTTGTCCCACGTGGCGCGGGCGTCGAGCGGGTTGGACCCGCGCGCGGCCACGGTGGCGGCGTAGACGGGCAAGCCGGCGCTGTCGGCCACGTAGACCGCCGCCCACCTCGTCGCGTCGTCAGCGAGCGCTACAGCGGTCATCAGTGGCCCCTGGGCGGGGTGCGCTGGCCCGGGGCTTGCACCCGCACCAGCACGCCATCGATGTGCACCAGGATGTAGGTGCGGGCCCCACCTCGGCCGGCGACGTGGATCTGTCGGGCGGTGTAGGTACGCAGGTACCGGGCCCACACCCGCACCGCCTCCGGCGTGGGCAGGTGCACGGTGGGGGTCTGGCCGGGGTCGAGTGTGTAGAACGTCGGGGCCGGCAGGCCACCGCGCTCGATCAATCGCTCGATCGCCTCGACGAGGGGACTCGCCTCGGTCATGACCGGCGGCCCCCGTCGAGCGGGAAGATCATGGGCGGGCGCGGCATCGAGGCACCACGCGAGCGGGGCGGTTCGCCACAGAGCAGCTTGGCCAGCCGCGCGGCGGCGGGCCCGGTGGGCGGCGGGGCGGCGGCGGCGATGCGGGCCACCTCATCCCAGTAGTGCTCCCAGGCCTTGCGCTGGTAGGCCTTGACGGCGGCGACGGTGTAGCAGACGCGGCCGAACTCGTCCTTGGTGCTCTCGATCTCGCCCCGCTTGGCGAGGCGGTCCACGGTGGACGTGGACATGTTCAGACGCACCGCGACGTCAACCTTGGTCAGTGGCATCGAGTCTCCCCATAGATCCACGGATGTTTACGCGGGGTGATATCGGTCAATCCAAAGCGATACGGACCGCATGCGCAAGGTTGCACATAGTTACCTATGGACTGTTATGCCTGCTCAGGGGTGGCGAGCACCATTAACCTCAGGGGTGAATGACCGGCCGGTAGCTTCGCCACCCGTTGAGAGATCCATCCCTTATGGACAAACAGAAACAGCCCCGCCGGGTATGTCCCGGCGGGGCTGCTGATGGGCTGACCATCGGATGCACCTATTCGGTTAGTCATCCTCCGATCGGCGTTGGCAAATTCAACCCTTCGGCCTATATCAATCTCACGCGGTGCGACGCGTGCGAGGCGTCACAGTAACGCGCCGTGTTGGGTCAAACGTTCGGGTGCCCTTGCCCGCCGGGTGCACCTCGATGATCCATTGCTCATCGATGGCCGCCCGACGCTGGCCGGTGGTCATGTTCGCCCAGGCCGCCTCGGGCCCGTCGGGGTCACTGACCAGCACCCGCAGCATCGGCGGCACCGCGACCTGCGTGAGGCGGTCCTGCGTGGCCTTGATGGCTTCGCGCACCCGCTTCAGGTTCTTGCCCGTCACCGCCGCCCCGTTGTCGGCGCTGAACGCTTCCCACTCGTCGTACTCGGTGTGTAGCGCGGCCAGCTGGGCCCGCAGCGACACCGCCTCGGCCGAGGTGTCCAGCGCGACCGCCTCGGCCACGTCGTCGCGCAGTAGGTACTCCATGAAGACGTCCACGATGTACTCGTCGAGCACGTCTTCGAGCACCTGCACATGGCCGGGGCCCTTGCAGTGGTAGCGGGTGGCCGCCCCGCGCTGCGCGTAGGTCTTGACGCGCATGCCGGCACCGCACACCCCGCACCGGGCGATGCCGGTCAACAGATGGATGGGATCGCGGCCCGGCCGACGGTGCGGAGCGGCCAGATCCGAGGCGGCCTGCCGACGGGCCAGGCACGCGGCGTAGGTGTCGATGTCGATCAGCGCCGGCCAGCTGCCCGGCAAGAGGGGATCCAGATCCTCATGCTTGCCCCGGTAGCGGCGCTGCCCGATGTAGGTGGGCGACGTCGCGATCGCGCGTACGGCCTTGATGGTCCAGCGCGAGCGGCGAGGCCCGGGGCCATGCGTGCATTCCTCGTCGTGCACCTCGTCGTCAGGCCCGGGGCGGACCGCGTTGTGATGCACGTCGTCGGGGGTGAACACGCCCCGCTTGGTCAAGTCGGCCGCGATGGCCTTGGTCGAGTCACCGATCGAGTACCGGTGCGCGATCTCGACCACGATGGGGGCGTACTCCGGGTGGGCCAGCTGGCGAGCGCAGCGGCCCGTCTTCGGGTCGTAGTGCCGGGCGTACCCGTACGGCAGCGTGCCGGTGGGCAGGCCCCGGCGGGCCATCCGCTTGGTCATCCGCAACACCCGCTCAGCGATCAGGTTGGACTCTTCCTCGCCCTTGACCACCTCACGCGCGAGGTAGGTGCCATCGGCCGGCACCCGCATGTCGAACATCCGCCCCTCACGCGAGACGTAGATCAGCACGCCGTGCTTACGGCACAGCGCGCGCAGCGGTCCGAACTCTTCAATGTCCCGATTCGATCGAGAGATCTCCCAGACCCACAGCACGTTGATCGCGCCGGTCACGATCGCCTCGACCAGCCGGGCGTAGTCCTCTCGGGCCCGGGTGGCGTACAGCGAGGCTGACCGGTTGTTATCGACAAACTCGGGCCCGTCGATCCAGCTGGGCTGGTCCAGCTGGTCATCGACGTGAACCTCCCGCTGTTGCGTGATCGAGCCACCGATGCCGCTCTTAGTGCTCTTACGCAGGTAGCGGCCGACGATCAACTTTTCGGGCAGCGCGCGGCGAGCGCGAGCGGCGGTCACTCGGTCACCTCGACGGTGATGGTGGGGTCAGTGCTGGCCACGACGGTCCACAGTCCAGCGCGGTCGATGTGGGCGGGGCCGACGTGGGCCAGCATGGCCGCCTCGGCGTGGGGGTAGTCCGGGGCCTTGATGGTGACCCGATACGTGCCGTCGTCGATCAACGCGACGTCGAAGGTGTAGGCGTACACGGATGTGCCTTTCAGGTTGTGGCTGGGCCGCCCGCCCCTTCGGGGCGGTGCGTCTTACCCCCTTAACGAACCACGGCCAAGGCCGGGGTGCAATAGGGGTGTAAGACAGTTCACCTGAGGTGTTGAGCACAGGTGCGTGACCAGCGAGCGCGGGAGTCGTTGATCCACGCGTAGGACTCTGACCTCGCCCAACGTGTCCACAACCACCGGGCCGACGAGTCACTACCGATGTCCGGGCCCCCGGCGGATCGCCGCTAGAGGGTTGGTACCCGGCCCACCGGGGGCCCGGCTGGCCAGCTGTGCTGGCCGCTGCGGGACGTACGGGGGTGGGCGGGTGGCCACATCACCCGCCCACCCGGTCACTCGGGCTGTTGCCCGTTGGCGGCGTGTTCGCTGAAGTGCCGGCCCCGCTTCACGACGGACTCGCCGATGCGGTCATAAAACGGGGTCAGCGACAGCCGGCCGTCCTTGTCGTGCACGGTCACCTCGTCGACCCCGTTGGCCATGCCGAACAGAATCGCGGCCACGTCGGTCAGCTGGTTGGCCTGGTTGGTATCCATGTCCCCTCCGATGGGCTGCGGTGTCATCGCCTCGGCGGCGGTGTCATAGCCGGTGCCGGTGGCCGAGGTGTAGCCGGTCGATCCGTGCTTGCCGCTGATGTGCACGTGGTCGGTGTGCGGGTCGCTACCGGTGTAGGGGCGGGGCTCCCAGCCGTACGAACGCGAGCGGATCGTGCGATTGAAGATGACGTATTCCAGGTCCCCGCGTTCGGACATGCACCAGTCGACGACGGTCTGACCCTTGGCCGTGTCGCTGTACGTCATCACGTCCAGCGCGTGCACGATGTCGCGCGCGTCGCAGTTGTGATCGGACTGGCCGGACTGATGCGACGTGTCACCGATCGTGTACACCGTCGTCCCCGGCCATTTGTCGATGACGTGGCCGCGTCGCACGTCAAGGTTGTGGGCCACAGACCAAGCCATGGTGTTCCCCCATTGAGCCCTAGAAATAGGTGATGACCTGCACGAACCCGTCGCCGCCGTTGCCACCGGCCCCGCTGTTGAAACCGTTGGTCGAGGCACCACCACCACCGCCGCCGCCGCCCCGGATGCCGTTGCCACCTCGGCCACCGACGCCACCGGTACCGCCGCCGCCACCGCTACCACCCGAACCGGGCAGCGATGGGAACGCGGGGAACGTCTGCGTGGATGACCCGCCGTCGGCACCCGACACGCCGCCGGACCCGCCGGGCACGATGCCCGGGTAGTTCGCCAAGTCGAGGCGGGTCATCGCGGGGCCGCCGTTGGTAGCCGCGTTGGCCGCGCTGACCCCGCCGCCGCCGCCGCCCGCGCTGGCCGAGTCTTTGATCGTGTAACCGCCCGTGGTCGGTGTCGCCGCCCCGTTGGACCCGATGGAACCTGCGTTAGACCACGCCGAGGCACCGCCGCCGCCGCCGCCAGCTGTTGCGGTACCGCCCAGCGCACCGCCGCCGTTGAATGCCTTGAATGTCGACCCGAACGTCGACGGGCCGCCGTGGGCCGCTTGGACCCCGTCGGTGTTGTCGACCGTTACGGCGGGCGCGCCCGCACCGCCAGCACCGACGACGATGGGCACCGTGGCGGCCAAGTCGGGGGCGGCATAGAACAGGCTGACCATCGGGGCCCCGCCGCCGCCGCCGCCGCCGCCCCGGATGCCGCCCGCCGCACCTCGGCGGCCGGCACCACCACCACCGCCGCCGCCCTGCATCATGACCTGCACATAGCGGGCCCCGGCGGGCTTGGTCCACGTGAACGATCCAGGGGTTGAGTACGTGTCGACTTGGGCGGCCAGCGGGGTGTAGGTGGGCCCGGGTGGGCCCGTCGGGCCGGTGGCACCCGTTGGGCCAGCTGGGCCCGTCGGGCCTTGCGGCCCGGGCGGGCCGGGTGGGCCGGTCAGCGACGCGGTCACGCTGGGCACCGAGGGGCCCACCACGGTCACCGTTGGCGCGGTGACCGGCACGACCAGCACGTCGAGCGGGGGCGGGTCGATGATGGTCACCGCGTCACCTCTTGGGTTGGCTTGACCGCCCCGTAGACCAAGGTGCGGATGACCCCGGCGGCCGAGGTGATCTGCACGTCCCAGCTGGCGAGCGCGGCGAGCGCGGCGGAGGCGAGCGCAGGCAGGTGAAGGTGAACTACGTTCGTGTCCACTGTGCACACGAACTCGGCGAGCACCGTCGGGTCGGGCGGCGTGGTGCGTATCTGTGCCTTGGGGGTGTAGCCGGTCATGTCGATCGGGGCCCCGGTGGTGGGGTCGGTGACGATGACATCGAGGTAGACGTCGTCACCTTGGTAGATCGCCAGATCGACCGCGATCGGCGTTTCGTCGATGACCGCTCGGGCCATGGTGTTCCCCCTTAGCCGGTCGTCGAGGTGGGCGACATCTGCACGGCCAGCGCGAACACGTTGACGGTGGGGATCGATGACCCAGTGATGGCCCGCAGCACCAGCGGCACGCTTGTCGTGGTCGACCCAGACGCGATACCGATGTTGATATTTGAGTCTTGGGCGATACAGAACACGGCCGGCACCTGCGTGAACCGCCCGGCGGGCAGGCTGGCCGTCGTGCCCACGGTGGTCGCCGCAACGCCGGTCACTGACCAGATGCCGCACCACGTCGCGAACGGCACCGGGCGCGACAGACCCGCCGCACCGCCGGACTTCATGAACATCTGCCCGTCCCGGCGGTAGTTCAGCTGGGCTGTCTCGACGCCGTCCTCGTCGATCTGGAAGCTGGCCAGCGTTCCCTGACCGCCGCCGCTGCCGGAGGGTTGCACCCGGTACTTGGCGGTCAGCACCACGCCGCCGTTGAGTCTGGTTACCTTCAGGCTGCGTTCGGTGCCAGATGCGGGGTCACCGATCTGCACGTCGTTGGCGATGCTCAGCTGGCCCCACCGGCCCGATAGAAGGTCGTCGACCTTGGTGGCGATCGATTGCCAGTACTCCCAGGTGCGGGTGTGATCGCCCGCCTCGGGGTAGCTGATGGCATAGCTGGTCGTGGTTTTCATGCGATCCGCCCCAACACGTAGTTACCGATCGAGGTACTCAGCACCAGCACCCGCTGGCCGTTGGCGTAGGCGGTGCCGACCATCGGGGTGGCCTTGGTGCTGGCCCCACCGGGGTCCAGCGCGACAGTGACCGGCGGCCCGGGGGCGGTCACGGTGCCGGTGTAGAACCGAACGGGTGGCGGCACCTGACGCCGGTTGGCTACCTGCGTTGGCGTGGGCACATCACACCCCCTCGATCGTGACACCGGGGTCTGACACGTAGCCGGGCACCATCGCCACACCGATCGACATGGGAGCGCCGTCGGGTGTGAGGGGAACGTCCATTGTGATCACTCGGCCGGTGAAGCGACCACCGTCGAGCGTGTACACACGCGCGACGTCGCCCAGCTGAATCGACGGGTCGGGGATGGCGGTGACACTCTCGACGCGCCCGGCGGTCGAGTACGTACCGAGGAGCGTGTCCGCGCTGGCCTGCGCTTGTGGCGTCGTAGTGATCAAGTCGGATGCGTAGAACCGGGTGACCCGCCCGTACGGGCCGTCGGCACGAATCGGCGAGGCCGGGTCGGTGATGGCGGACTCGGCGTGCGGGCCGGCGGTGCCGTCATCGGCCGGCTTACCGTCGACCACCATCACGTTGTAGACCGCGCCACGTTCCCCGCCTCGGGCCCGCGCCACGATGGTCCCGGCGGTGCCGTCGGTCAGGATCAAGTCGGGTGTGCTGGCCCCGGTGGGCAACGGGTAGGGGGCGGCCACGTGGGCCGACCCGTCGTCACCGATGTACCAGCGCGCCGGCCACGCGTCGCACAGATCGGTCAGTGCGCGGTCGCGGTCGCGGTCCCAGACCAGCGTGGTAGCGGCGATGGCCTTATCGGTCAGGCCGGGGTCGAGCACCACCGGGACGATGCCCGCGACCAGCCGGGTGAACTCGGCGAAGAAGGTGGCCCCCGCCGCCGGGGCGGATGGCTTGGTCAGCCGGTCATCGACGAGCAGCTGTGAAAGATCGACCGCCTCCACATCGATGTTGCCCTCCGCCTCGTTGCGGGACCAACCGATGATCAGATACCAACCGTGATCCATGTACTCCGTGGCCCCGTTCGGGTAGCCGATGCCGGTGCGCACCGACAGACGCTGGCCCCACATAGCCAGCGGGTGCGTGGGCTTGCCCGCCGGGTCCCAGCTGTCCAGGCCATCCTGGGCGGGAACGCTGAACGTCAGCCGGCGCTTGATCACGCCGGAGTCGTCGTACTGGATGCGCCCGGTGGTCAGCGGAATCCGGGTGGCCAGCACAGATCCATCCAGATAGCTATCGATGCGGGTCACCATCGGGTGCGTGTAGGCGATCAAGTCGCGCCATGACTGAGACGTCACGCGCATCGCATCACCCGGTTTCGATCTGGCTCAGCGCGAGCAGCGTGGGCCGCAGGTCGGCCAGCTGGGCAAGCGTGGTGATGCCGGCGTAGACGGCCAGCCCGCCCAGCGTGGCGGCCAGCGGGTAGGCGGTGGCCGGCACCGCCCCGATTTCTTGGATCTCCACTTCGAAGAGTCGACGAGGGTCCCCGGCGGCGGTGGAGTAGCGCGTCTCGTCCACGTCCCCGACCAGCGCTGTGCAGCTGGCGATGCTGGACCCCGGCTGCGTACGCAGCACCACCACCCCTTGGTCGGTCAGCAGATCCGTCAGCGCGGCGGTGTAGGCGTCGCTGCGCGAGATCAGCGTCCACTCACCCAGCGGGGTGTTGTGCGCGTCGGTCACCCCGACGGGGTCGGGTCGGCCCAGTACGGCCAGCACAGCCTGGCGAGCGGTGCGTTTGCGACTCGGCCACGTCGAGATCTCCACCGCCAGCGTGACCCCGGTGGCCGGGCTGGTCAGGAAGCACCCGACGGTGCCGGTGATGGTGACCGGCCCGGCGTCGGCATACACGGTCGAGGTGGGATAGATGACAGTCAGCTGATAGGTGACCGGCACGCCCAGCGGGGCGGTGCCGTCCACAACGGACATCGCCGATTGGCCCGGCCCACCGACGTAGACCTTGACTGTCTCGCCCGGTGCGGTGCGGGTGATCGACCACCCGACCACTTGGGCGGCGTTGTCCATCAGCGCGTCGAGGTGCACCTGCGGGACGGGGTCGGCGGCCACGACGGTGGCGGTCAGGCTGGTCATGCCCACGCCCCCGCCGCCAGCCGGGCCCCCTCGTCGTTCAACCGGGCGGTAATGACCTTATCGACGTATCCACCAACCCGCTTACCGTCGAGGATGATGTTGACGACGACGGGGGTTACGTCGCCTCGGGCCGGTAAACGGCCCGCTGTGCTGGCCGCTGTGCCACGAACAGCGCGGGGCCCTACCGAGGGGACCACCGTGACCGGCGGTGCGGCCTTGAAGCCGGCGACGCCCAGCTTGCCCAGCACCGAGGTCACGGCCGACGGTAGTTTGATCTTGCCGAACCAGTCGACGACAGACTTAACCTTGCCGATGATCTGATCGAAGATGGAACGGATACCGGCCCACGCGTTGGCGATGGCTTGCTTGATCGCGTTCCATATGGAACGGACTCGATCCAGCGCACGCTGGGCGGCGGCGATGATCAGCGTGAATCCCTGCACCCATCGGTCGATGACGTTGGCCTTGATCCAGCGCCACACCGCGCTGATGCCGTTACGTATCGCGTTCCAGGCCGAGACAATCAACCGGGCGGCGACTTGGGCGGCGGTCCACAGCATCGAGTAGTAGGCAACCAAGCCCTTGAATATCGGCCGCAATACGTTGTTCCACACGAACAGCGCCGCCACCTTGATCGCGTTCCAGGCCCCGGCCACGATGTTGCGGAACGTGGCTGACTTCTTGTAGGCGATGACGATTGCGGCCACCAGCGCGATGACGGCGATGATGATCAGACCGATGGGGTTGGCCAACAGCGCGGCGTTGAGTAGCCATTGGGCCGCCGTCCACAGCGCGGTCGCGGTGCGCACCACGGCGGTCTGCACGCCGTAGGCGATCAGCGCGATGGTGTTGCCCTCGACGGCGGCGGCCGAGGTGGCCTGCAAGCCGGCGGAGATACCTGTCACTACGTTGTAGGCGATCAGTCCGGCCTTGGCCACCAGCACGGCGGCGGCCAGCGCGCCGATCACCTTGACGATGGTGCCCATCGCCCCGGCGTTGTTGGCCGCCCACGTCGCCGCCCCGCGCAGCATGCCGACCAGCTGGGTCAGCGCGGGCAACAGCGCGGCCCCGATCGATTCCTGCGTTTCGCTGATGGCCACCTTCATGCGTTCGTACTGACCGGCGGCGGTGTTGGCCTTGGCCGCCGCCGCGCCACCGGTCAGCCGGGCCAGCTCGGCGGTCACCTTGGTCATGTCCTTTGTGGCCAGCACCCCTTTGTCCAGCCCCGGCACCAGCTTGCCCAGCGCGGTGGTGTTGCCCGCGTAGCCCTTGGCCAGCGCGGCCGAGACTGCCTCGACGTCCTTGCCGGTGGCCGCGCTGATGTCCAGCGCCAGCCCCATGGCTTGCTGGGCGGTGGTCACGTCGCCGGTAGCGCGGGCCAGCGTGGCCATGGCGGGGCGTAGCTGGTCATCGGCCACCCCGGTGGCCAGCGTGGTCTGGCTGATCCAGTCCTCTATGGACGCGACCTGCGCGTCGGTGGCCCCGGCGGTGCGCTGTAGCGAGTGGGCGAGTAGGGCCTGACCCTGCGCGTCGTCTGCGGCGGCCTTGGCCATCAGTCCCAGCCCGGCCACCACGGCGGCGGCGGGCAGCGCTGCCTTGGTCAACGCACCGCCGAATTTCTGCGCGCTGGTCGCCGACTGATTCATCGTCTGCTGTGCCTTGGACGCGTCGGCGATGATGTTGATGCGCAGCGTTGCGGCGGCCACCGCTTACCCCCCCTCGGCTATCTCGTCGAGCACATCGATCACAGTCGCGAGCGTCACGTCGTCCTCGTGCCACCAGTCGCGGGGCGACGTATGCGTCGCTACCGCGATCTCGATGATCATTCGGGCGCGGCTCCCGACGGGGTAGGGTCCACACTGGACACCGCCCCGTCATCGCGCACCAGCGGACGCACCTGCAAGGCCTTGGCTTCCCACTGATCCAGCGTCAGCCCGGCCTCGACCACGCCCAGGCGCAGCGCGGCGCGATAGGCCACGTAGGTGGCCCACACCATCGGGGCCACGTCAGGTAGTGGCCAGCCCCGCTTAGCCCGTTCCCGATCCCAGTTGAGCAGATCGATGTTGATGCACTGCAATTCGTGTTCGGTCCCGTCGTCGAGGATGACCGTGATGACGGGCGTGGTCAGCTGTGGCATCTAGACCCCTTTGATCTTGGATAGAATCTGCTCGATGCGCTGGTTGTAGGCCTCGGTCCAGCGCGGCTCGGTGTGCTGGGCGGCGGTGAACGCGAACGGGTTGGGGGCAATGTGTCGGGCGGGCCATCCAAAGTGGATGGCCCCGGCGTAGACCACGCTGGACGCGATGCGGGCGGCGGCCCGGCTGGCGGTGGGCCGCAGCGAGGCGGCCAGCTGGCCGGACCGACGAGGTGCCGACGAGGCGGCGGCGGGGCTGACCAGCTGGGCCACCTCACGGTTGGCGGCGGTCAAGTCGCCCATGTTCAGCCCAGCCTGTTTCATCGAGGCGGCCAGCTGTCGTCGCCCCTCGACTTGCACCACCGCGCCTCGGGCCACTACGCCGCCGCCTCCGCCAGCGC